ACAGCCACTAACAAAGAGAAGAAGATGATGGGTGGTGGTTATGCTATGCCAGAGAAAAAACCAATGATGGCTAAGGGAGGTGCTGTTAAAGGTGGTAAGCCTATGGTAGCTATTATGATTGGTGTTGGTAAGCCTAAGGGTAAGACAGCCATGAACAAAGGTGGTATGGCTAAGAAAGGTAAGTGCTAATTATGAAAGGCTTAATGGCTCCTGATATGTTTGAGGGATGTTATCCCATTGTTACTCCTGAGGAGAACAAGACAAACACTGAGCACACTATTAAATATTGGAAGCTTGGTCCTAAGGACAATCCCTCTGATGAGCCTGACAGCACTCCAGAATATTGGAAAGACATGGCAGAGACATGGCAGTGTGATGAGTCTGAAGCAAGACGTAAACGCTGTTCCAATTGTGAATATTTTAACAACACCCCAGAGATGCTGTTTATGATGGATACCATTCCTCGTAATAGCTTTGATACTGCTGCTGGTGGTAGAGGCTATTGTCACAAGTTTGAATTTGTCTGTCATGGCCTACGGGTATGTGCAGCATGGGAACTTAAAGAGTTTGAAAGCGAAGACTAATGCCTACTACTAAAAAACAAACAGCTAAGATTGCTAAGGTGATGGGTGAATATAAGGACAAGTCTTTACATTCTGGTAAAGGTGGTAAAGTTGTTACATCCCCCAAGCAAGCCATTGCCATTGCTTTGTCTGAAGCTAAAGTGAAGCCTAAGAAGAAATGATAGATAGTACAAGAGCTTCTAGATTTAGAAGTGTTGGTCTAAACCTGACAGCAGGTAGTGCCAACACTGTCTATACTTGTCCTAACAACTTCACTTCTAAGGTGGAGTTGCTATTTGTTTGTAACAAGACAAGTGGTAATAAGACAGTACAGATAGATTGGCATGACACTTCTACAGGACTCACCTACGCTATAGTTGGTGGATACACAGTGTCTGCTTACAACTTCTTAAAGTTTGACCAAGCCTATCTTGTTCTAAATGCTGGAGACTATTTATCCATCACTCCTGAGGCTGGCAGCACAATGGATGCAACAGTGTCTGTTGAAGAATATTTTGATCCAGCAACTAGAGTATAAGGAAACACTATGGCTAAAAGAGAACTTACAGAACAACAGAAGAAATTCATTGAGGTGTTATTTGCTGAAGCTGGTGGCAATCCTGTAACAGCAAGGAAGCTTGCTGGCTATAGCGAAGGCTACAACACTAAAGCAATCATGGATGTCTTGAAGGAAGAAGTGATTGAAGCTACACAGCTTTACATCGCCATGAACGCCCCTAGAGCAGCTATGGCTGTTGTTAGTGGCATTGCCGATCCTACAGAGCTTGGCTTAAAAGAGAAGCTCAATGCTGCTAAGGATTTGTTAGACAGGGCTGGCTTGGTAAAAACAGATAAGGTTCAGATTGAAACTCCATCTGGCATTATGATTTTACCTGCCAAAGATAAGAGTGAGTGAGAGAGACTTAGGGGCTTGGATACTTCCACAGCCTAAAGATAAGGAAACATATGTACCCATACCAAAGATTGGTAGAACTATACCTTTTGGTTACCGACAAGATGAAACAGATCCTGACCTCTTGCAGCCAATACCTGCAGAGCTTGAAGCGTTAGAAAAAGCTAAGAAGCATCTAAAACAATATCCTTCTAGGCAGGTAGCTGCTTGGTTGACTAAGGTGAGTGGCAGAGAGATTAGTCATGTTGGACTTTTAAAGAGAATAAAGAGTGAGCGAAAACACGGATATAAATCCACTACTTACCGCAACCTTGCCCGAAGGCTCCAAAAAGCCCTTGAGCAAGCGCAGAGGTACGAAAAGAGGCTCGGCAAAGAAGACCAAACCGGATACTTCGAGTCAGAAAGCTACAGCAAGCTCACCCAATATATCGATAGCAAGCTCGGAGGAGACACAGCTTCCAATAGCTGATGAGAGAGAAGTGTTGTTTAAGCCCAATCCGGGGCCTCAAACATTCTTCTTAGCATCTTCAGAGAGGGAAGTGTTGTATGGTGGAGCTGCTGGTGGTGGTAAAAGTTATGCCATGCTTGCAGATCCTCTTAGGTATATGGTGCATCCGCAGTTTTCTGGGTTGCTTCTGCGTCACACGACAGAGGAACTTCGAGAACTCATCTGGAAAAGCCAAGAGCTTTATCCAAAGATTTACCCCGGCATCAAGTGGAGTGAGAGAAAGATGCAGTGGGAAGCACCATCAGGGGCTAGACTATGGATGTCTTACCTTGATAGAGATGAAGACGTATTGAGATATCAAGGTTTGGCGTTTAGCTGGATTGGTTTTGATGAGTTGACGCAGTGGCATACGCCATTTCCGTGGAACTATATGCGTTCTCGTCTGCGTACAGCAGCAGCAGACCTACCAATCTTCATGAGAGCTACAACAAATCCGGGTGGTCCGGGTCATGCTTGGGTGAAGAAGATGTTTATTGACCCTTCTCCAGCAGGAAAAGCGTTTGATGCTACCGATATTGAGACTTCTAAACCTTTAGTGTATCCAAAAGGACACAGTAAAGAGGGGCAGCCACTGTTTAAGCGTAGGTTTATCCCTGCTATGTTGACGGATAACCCCTACTTGATGCAGACAGGTGACTATGAGACAATGTTGTTGTCTCTTCCTGAGCATCAAAGGAAGCAATTGTTAGAGGGTAATTGGGATATTGCTGAAGGTGCAGCGTTTCCTGAGTTTAATAGACAGATTCATGTGGTGGAACCGTTCCACATCCCAAGTAATTGGACTAAATTTAGGGCTTGTGATTATGGATATGGTAGTTATAGTGCTGTTGTGTGGTTTGCTGTCTCTCCCAGTGAACAGTTGGTCATATATCGTGAGCTATATGTTAGCAAAGTACTTGCCAAAGACCTCGCTCACTTAGTAATGAGGGCTGAAGAGAACGATGGTCCTATGAGATATGGTGTATTGGACAGTAGTTGCTGGCATAAGCGTGGTGATACAGGTCCATCGCTGGCAGAACAGATGATTGCAGAGGGTTGTAGGTGGAGGCCAGCGGATAGAAGTGCTGGAAGTAGGGTGTCTGGTAAGAATGAGCTGCATAGAAGACTACAGCTTGACCCCTTTACAGAACAACCAAGACTAGTTATAACAAGCAACTGTGTAAATACGATTGCTCAGCTACCCATCATACCTTTGGACAAGAAAAACCCAGAGGATATTGATACTAAAGCTGAAGATCACTTATATGATGCTATTCGTTATGGTGTGATGAGCAGACCTAGAAGTAGTTTGTTCGATTACAATCCATTAAATTCTGCTGGTTCTGGGATGAAGATGGCAGACCCCACATTTGGGTATTAAAGGGTATTTATGGCGCAAAACAATTTTATGGACGCTAAGTCCGTTGGTTTAGAAGACAAAAAAGAAGGTGAACTTACACCATTTGCTGGTGATAGTCTCTTAAGTTTTCTAAACGAAAGATACACCAAGAGTGAAGAGAGTCGTAGACAAGACGAACAGCGTTGGCTGAGGGCTTATAGAAACTATCGTGGTCTTTATGGACCAGATGTTAAATTTACAGAGACAGAAAAGTCTCGTGTGTTTATTAAAGTGACAAAGACTAAGGTGCTTGCAGCATATGGTCAAATCACTGATGTGTTATTTGCTAACAATAAGTTTCCTCTTAGTGTTGATCCTACTGTATTGCCAGAAGGTGTAGTGGACTCAGCACATATAGATCCTAAGGCTCCAGAAGAAGCTGAACCTGAGATGGCTTCTCCTTTTGGTTACAAAGGTGATGGTAAAGATTTGCCTCCCGGTGCTACATTAACAACTCTTATGGATCGTCTTGGTCCATTTAAAGACCAGCTTAAAGATACTAAAAATCTTAAAGAAGGTCCGGGTGTAACTCCTACCTCCATTACATTCCATCCTGCAATGGTTGCAGCTAAGAAGATGGAAAAGAAAATACATGACCAGTTGGATGAGAGTGGTGCTAATAAGCATCTTCGCTCTACAGCTTTTGAGATGGCTTTGTTTGGCACAGGCATCATGAAAGGCCCGTTCGCAAAAACTAAAGAATATCCAAACTGGGATGAAGAAGGTACATATACACCACAGATGAAGACAGTACCAGAGACATCACATGTTTCTATTTGGAACTTCTATCCTGATCCTGATGCTACTAACATGGAAGAAGCTCAATACATTATTGAGCGTCACAAGCTTAGCTCTACACAACTTAGAGCTTTGAAGAATCGTCCACTGTTTAGAAACAATGTTATTGAAGAAGTGATTGAATCAGGTTCTACTTATGTTAAAAAATATTGGGAAGATGATTTAAAAGATTATGCTCCCAACTTTGGTATAGATAGATTTGAAGTGTTGGAATATTGGGGCAATGTTGACATTGAATTGCTCAAAGAAAACGACATCACTATTCCAGAAGAATTTGAAGACTTTAAAGAACTCCAAGCTAACGTATGGTTTTGCAATGGTAAAATTATGCGCTTAGTATTGAATCCGTTTAAGCCCGCCAACATTCCGTACTATGCTGCTCCTTGCGAATTAAACCCCTACTCTCTATTTGGCATTGGTGTTGCTGAAAACATGGACGACACCCAGACCCTCATGAATGGTTTTATGCGTATGGCAGTGGACAATGCGGTGTTGTCGGGCAACCTTGTATTTGAGGTTGATGAAACCAACCTTGTTCCCGGACAGGACATGTCTGTATATCCGGGTAAAGTGTTTAGACGACAGGGCGGTGCTCCCGGTCAAAGCTTGTTTGGAACTAAGTTTCCTAACGTAGCTGCTGAGAACTTACAACTGTTTGATAAGGCACGACAGCTTGCTGACGAATCTACAGGCATGCCATCATTTTCACACGGACAAACTGGTGTGAGTGGTGTTGGTAGAACAGCCTCTGGTATTTCTATGTTGATGAATGCTGCATCTGGCAGTGTTAAAACCATCATCAAGAATGTGGATGATTATTTGTTAGCTCCGTTGGGTAAGGCTTTCTTTAGCTTCAACATGCAATTTGACTTTGATAAATCAATCAGAGGAGACTTGGAAGTTACAGCTAGAGGTACAGAGAGCTTGATGGCTAATGAGGTGAGAAGCCAACGCTTGATGCAGTTCTTGCAGATTGCAAGCTCTCCTTCATTGATGCCGTTTGCTAAGTTTCCATATATCATTCGTGAGATTGCGAAGAGTATGGACTTAGATCCAGACAAGGTTACTAACAACATGGAAGAAGCTATGCGTCAAGCTTTGCTGATGCAACAAGCTGCTGCACCTGCAGAGGGTGCTCCTCCTGTTGGTGGTCCAGAAGGTGGTCCTCCTCCAGTCGCTGACATGACTGGTGGTGGTGGTGGAAATATTGGCGTTGGTGCTGCACCAGTGCCGGGTGAACAAGGATTTGCTGGTAATGCTCAAGCCGTACCTCCCCAAGCTTAAAGGCTTTGTAAACACTAACGCTACATGGGAAGCGTTCTTAGATATGCTAGATGCTGAGATTGCTCAGCAGCATAAAAATTTAGAACAAGCTGTTGATGTGCGTGAGATTGGAAAGGCTCAAGGAGCCATTGCTGCTTTACGCAGACTAAGTTATCTTAAGGATGAAGTTAATGTACAACAATGACACAGAAAAACTCTTTGCTGAAGGCGGCATGAATGATGAGGGTGGCACAGTAGATCCTGTGTCTGGTAATGATGTACCTACGGGATCTTTGCAGAAAGAAGTGAGGGATGATATTCCTGCACAACTGAGTGAAGGCGAGTTTGTTATTCCTGCTGATGTTGTTAGATACATTGGCCTTGATCGCTTGATGCAACTAAGAGATAAAGCAAAAGAAGGACTGGCTAAGATGGAAGAGATTGGTCAGATGGGAAATGCTGATCAAGTAGAAAATCCAGAAGCTGAGCACGGTGAGGACTTCTCGGCTGAGATTGATAGCATCATGGGCGAACTTGAGGGAGAAAAAAATAATTTAGCAGTTGGTGGTATGCCAGCTCCTAAGTCTACTCCTGAAGTAAAGCAATTTAGAAAGCCTGATGGTAGTTCTATGTTTGTAACTTTCTTTAATGGAGAACCTGCAACTACTATTCCAGAAGGTGCTCAAGAAATAACAGCAGCAAATGCAACTCAAAAAGCTTCCTCTTCTTTAACTAACACTGAGAAAGCAGTTAATAAGAAAACTGATACTGCAGACATGTCTATGTTTGATGATGAAAACATTGATCAGAAGTTTGATAAAGCTTTCTTTGATGAAGTTGCTAGATTTGGTATGGAAAGAAAGAATAAAGAAGTAAGTGCTAAAACCACTCAAGCTGAAGTTCCTGCCTACAAGATTGATCAAGAGCTTTCAGATTTTTCAGATGCTTTAGATTACAAGTTAACAGGTGACACGGAGTCAAGCATGCTATCTAAATCACTAGATGAAGCAGCTGCCCCTGCTACGGAATCAGCCGCACCTGCTGCTGAACCAACTGCACCTGCTGCTGAACCAGCTGAAGCCCCTCCTGTGGAACCACCCCCTGAAATGGCTAAAGGTGGACTGGTACGCAGACGTAAAAAGTAATATATAATTAGCATACTCAAGCCAGAGGTGGGCTGGCGAGTATCCACAATTTCCCACCGTCTTTGGCTACCTATCTCCCTGTATTGACAGCTACAGTTAGCCCCAACTTAAAAGGTATGTTATGACAGAAGCAGTGATTAACCAGAACCAACAGGCTCAGGCGTTCTCTCCATTTGGTAAGCGTAATGCTAACAAAGATCGGATTGAACAAGAAGAAGCAGAATTGAAACGATTGGCTGAAGATAAGAACAATCCACCACAAGATCAACAAGACAGTGGTGATGATAGTAACTTAAGCGGAGAAGAAAAAAGCTTTAAGAAGCGTTACGGTGATCTTCGCAGACACTCTCAGCAACAGCAAACAGCTTTGCAAAAGCAAATTGATGAACTTCGTTCACAGCTACAGCAAAGCACAGAGAAGCAAATTAAGCTTCCTAAGAGTGAGGAAGAATTGAATGAGTGGGCAAAAACCTACCCTGATGTTGCAAAGATTGTTGAAACAATTGCAATTAAAAAGGCTAAGGAACAAACCCAAGCATTGGATGAGAGATTCAAACAGCTTGATGAGCGTGAGCATCAGACAGCTAAAGAGAAAGCAGAAGCTGAATTGATGCGTCTGCACCCTGACTTTGACTCCATCCGTGATGATGATGATTTCCACAACTGGGTTGAAGAACAACCTAAGTGGGTGCAAGATGCTTTGTATGATAATGACAGTGATGCTAAGGCTGCTGCCCGTGCTATTGACTTGTACAAAGCTGACAAAGGTATTAAGACTAAGAAAGCTTCCTCAGATAAAGGAGCTGCTGAGAGTGTTAACACCCGTGGTAGTCGTTCTGCACCCACAGGCGAAAGCAAAGATGGTGTCTTTTATGAGTCACAGGTAAATAAAATGTCTACCTTTGAGTATGAAAAGAACCAAGAAGCTATTGCTAAAGCATTACAATCAGGTAAGTTTGTATACGATATTAGCGGAAGTGCTCGTTAAGTATTGACAAACCTGAAACAACTGGTA